AAATTTCTACTGATTCTGGTTCACTGGCCTTGCTTAAAAGATTCTGAACACTGCTCAATAGAGTATGTGTTCTGCCACGTGTGGGTAAAAGTACGCTAACTCTCATAATTAACTACGCATATTTAGTTAGTGCAGCAGATACTGAAAAATTTACTAAATAATCATATGCTGATAAAAGAATTACTTTCCGAAGGTGTTGGTGAAGGCAGTTTACAGATTGGTGTATCACATGCACTGCCAGGCATGTGGGCATTACCTGGTCTCACCAATCAGGACCCATACCTACAATACCGCATGGGTTTGGCTCTGGCCAAGGCTCGTGCTGTGGACCAGGGATTGATTGACGGCAACGTTGATCCCAGTGCGTTTGGTGAAAACATGCTGGTTAGTACACCCACTCCGGAAGAAGAACAGACACTGAAGTCGGCTCTGAAACTCATGGGTCATCATAATGCCAAACGCAGAATCAGCACCGCCAAAAGTGAAGAAAACCCCAGTGTCAATCGCGTAAGCCCAATAAAACCACAACCTGCGGTGAAGAAGAGAAGCTAACATGCGACTAATGGAATTATTTGAGCTTGACAAATTATCTAATCCCGACGAGAGTAACGCCTACACATTACTCACACCACAAGGAAAAGAAGATCCTGCAGCAAATACACAATATTTTGAAACTGAACGTGGCACAAAATACGAAATATTTTTTAACCCCATGACTCAACCGCCTGCTACTGAAGTAATGTTTGGTGTTGTTGAAATGGGCGGCACAATAAATTTTGGGAAAGCATATACATCAGGTCCACAAGAGGTTGTGAAAATTTTCAACACTGTGATCAAAGCCACTCTTGCGTATGATCAAGCGCAAGACTGGGGGGTTCCTGTTTGGTTTTTTAGTTCCACTGGTGCTAGCAGGACACGAATGTATGAAAGATTGGCGCATGGCATTGCTGGCCAGACTAACTCTAAAGTTTTCAAAATTGCAGATTGGGGACAAACAATTTTCTTAGTGTATCAAAATACTCCTCAAGGCAAAGCAAAACTCAAACAGTGTATTGATTTTTATAACGAATTTAAAGACGAAAAAGACATGATAAAGGAACCAGAGGGCGTATGAGATTAACTGAATTCACACTGACTGAAACAAAGAGCAGACCTTGTATTGTGGTGGATGTGCAACCGGCTTATGCATATTACCAGCAGAGAGGTGAACCTGAGGGTTCAATGCCAAAAGCATATAAAATCAGTCAGAAAGTTATCAATTTTGTTAACAACCAAACAGGACCTGTACTGATGTTTATCAATGCTGAGGAAACTGGTGTATCAAACGATACCAAAGCAAGAGTGATTGATTTTTGGGAAGACAACGGGTTTGATTCTGACAACTGGAATCGAGTAACGATTGTTGATAAGGGATACGGATATTTCAGAGCTTGGATGGATCAGGGTGTTAGTGAATCTATCATAATCAAAGTGATCCGTGCCTTGTACCAAGCTAAAGTCAATGACAGCAGAGAATTAGAGTTAGAGCAGTTGAAACAGTTAGTGGGTGCAGAATGGGAGGACTGGATGGCTGATGATCCCATTATTGTGGAGTGGACCAGTGTCGCGCAATTAAAACGTTTTCAGGGTGCTTACATAATGGGCGGTGGACGAAATGAATGTCTACGCGAAGTGGAACTGCTGATGAACGCATTTAATATTGGTTACAAAAGAATTGATCGTTTGGTATACTAACATGAGACTAACAGAGTTTTCGCAACCTTTACAAAAACAGCCACAAGTATTATATCATGTGAGCCGCAAGGCCAATCGCAAAAGTATTCAGCAACAGGGCTTGTTACCGCGTGTGCAAGAGTTTGAGAATATCAAAAGAAAACCTGGTGTGTATTTTATGCAAACGCTGGATCAAGCAAAGGATTGGGCGTTTTGGAGTGCGTTTGATAGTGCAGCCGCAATGGATATTTGGAAGATTCAGTTACCTAGCGATTACGCAGTTACACCAGATACTCATCCTGAAATGGATATTTACAATGCTTGGATAGGATACGAACCTGTGCCTGCAGAAAATATTCAAGTGGTTAGTACACAATCTGTACCTAAATCAACAGCACAAGCTCCACCGTTTGCTAAAAAAGTTGCAAATGAACATGTGCAGTTAACAGAACTATTTGAAAGACCACTTAAACACGCACCGTTTATACAATGGGATGACAACGAAGTTTCCTGGTTTTACGTGGATGATATGACGTATGTGTTTGTGGCGCAGCGTGATTATGGTAATAATTATATCGTCAACTTTAAGATGATAGACAGTCAACCAGACGAAAAGATCATGCAAACTGATCCCTACGGTCCTGCTGCTTGGAGCGAAATCTACAACAAAATGTACCGTTCTAAAACTAAAATAACTGGCACAGGTCACCAAAACCAAGTTATCGGAACTGTTATTGAACTCTTTAGGGAATTTGTTGCAACTAAAAAACCAGACAGTATTACGTTTGTTGCATTTAATCAAAGCAGGGGTCGTGTGCTATTATATAGAAGACTGGCTCTATTAGCAGTTAAGCATCTGGGTTTTCAATTTGATGAAGTAGATTTAAGTGGTGTTGGAACAATTTGGAAACTGACAAAAAGGTAATATTACGAAATGACAATAAAACAACTGATCACAGAAAGCAAACAAGCTGAAGAAGTGCTAGACATCATCCGCAATGCCACCACTGGATCACCTTACGAAGGCAAGCTGTACATGGCCGGTGGTTATGTGCGAGACACCCTGCTGGGACGTGATTCTAAAGATGTTGACTTCGTCGTCGATGGCGATGCCCGCAGCGGATTGGCTGCTGCTGAGTTCATCGCCAAAAAGCTGGGTGTTTACAAACCAGACAGCAATCCAGTGATCTTTCCCACTTACTTCACTGCCAAACTCACTGTGCCCACTCCCAGCGGAAAAATTGACGTAGAGTTTGTGGCACCGCGCAAAGAAAAATACACACCAGGCAGTCGCAAGCCTGAAGTTGCCGCAGGTGAACTTAAAGATGATGTGATGCGGCGTGATTTCACTGTGAACAGTCTGCTGCAAAATCTGCACACTGGCGAAATACTGGACATGAGCGGCAGAGGTCGCAAAGACTTAGAGCAAAAGATGCTAGATACAACTGGTGATCCTGCTGTGATATTTGGTGAAGATCCGCTGCGCATCTTGAGGGCTGTGCGTTTTGCAATCAAGTACAACTTCAAGCTGCCCATGCACATGATCCGAAACATCAAAAAGTTTGCTGGTGATCTAAAGAACATCAGTAATGAACGCATCAACGATGAGCTCAGCAAAATCTTGTTGTTAAACCGTCCCAGCAGAGCTTTCAAACTGTTTAAGATTACTGGTATATTGGATGTAGTCATGCCCGAACTCAGCCAGCTGGTTCGGCTCAAGCAAAACGCCTATCATTCTAAAGACGCCTGGGGACACACACTGGATGTGCTGGATGCCAGCAGTCCTGATTTGATCAAGCGATTGGGCGCACTGTTTCACGACATCGGCAAGGCTGCTACTCGCACAGAAAAGAATGGCAAGATCCAATTTATTGGACATGCTCAGGTGGGTTCTGAAATTGCCAAAACTGTGATGCGCAGATTGAAGTATCCCAATGATCTAATTAACAAAGTAAGTGACATTGTTAAGTATCACATGGATCTCAAGAGTGCAGGGGCAGATGCTAGTCAGCTCAAAGACAGCACACTGAGAAAGTTTATTTTCCGTGTGGGTCATAACCTGGAAGATCTCCTGGACGTGATGCATGCCGACAATGTTTCGCATTCAGAAGCAGCCAGCATGCCCGATCAAATTGCTCGCATCAGAGAGAAGATTCAGCAGATGGATGTTAACGATATTCTGAAAACTCAGAGCATACTGAATGGAACCGAGATCATGGAACTGGGAGCAAAAGGCCCCTTGATTGCCCAGATCAAGGACAGGATCCTAACCAAGGTTCTGGAAAATCCTGCATTTACTCGTGCTGAAGCTGTTCAGGTGGCTCGTAACATGATTCAGTCTCACAACACAAAAAAGTAACTTGATCAGAATGGTAACATAACTACTTGCATAGTGGGTTCGGCTCTGTTATTATAATTAATATACCTGAGGAGGTGAACTTACAATATGACTGAATCCACTAACACCAATCACACCAAGCTGTTTAACGGTGATGAAAAAGAAAAGCTCAAGCAACTGATACGAGAAGGTATCCAGGTGCTGAGAGAGATGGAATCCCTCAAAGAAGGTCTTAGCGACACTGTGAAAAACCTGGCTAAGGAATTTGAAGTCAAGCCGGGGGTACTTCGCAAGTGTATTAAGACCGCCTACAAGGCTGATTGGGATAAAACCGAAGCAGATTATTTGCAGATGGAACATATTTTGGACGCAGTGGGCGGAAAGTAAATAACACTGGGGACGGTTCACCCGTCCCCATCTTATTATCAATTATGAGTTACGTTGACGCAATCTGGAATAAAAATTCTGACACAATTCATGTAGTAGAACGCATCGACGGCAAGCGAATTTTTACTGATTGGCCTGCCAAGTATGTGTTTTATTATGACGACAGCAAAGGAAAACATCGCACAATTTATGAAACACCAGTGAGTAGATTTGTAACCAGACAGTACAAGGAGTTCAATCGTGAACTCAGAACTCATAGTCATCTCAGAACCTGGGAAAGTGATATTAACCCAGTGTTTCGCTGTCTGGAAGAACACTATCGACACAAATTGGCTCCCAAGTTACACACGGCCTTTTTCGATATCGAGACTGCATTTGACGCTGAACGCGGATTTAGTAGTCCTGAAGATCCGTTCTCAGCAATCACAGCAATCACTGTGTACCTGGATTGGTGTGATCAGCTGATCACACTGGCTATGCCTCCGTCCACACTCACTATGGATCAGGCGCAGGCTCTGGTGAAGAATTTCGACAATACGTTTTTGTTCAATGACGAAACAGAGATGCTGAGTACGTTCCTGGATATTATCCAGGATGCAGATGTGCTCAGTGGCTGGAACAGCGAAGGGTATGATATTCCCTACACTGTGAATCGCATCATCACTATAATGAGCAAAGATGACACACGCCGCCTGTGTTTGTGGGATCAGCATCCCAAGCAGCGCAAGTTTGAACGGTATGGTGCTCAGCAATCCACTTATGATCTGATCGGACGATTACATCTGGATTACATGCAGTTGTATCGCAAATACACTTATGAGGAACGCCACAGCTATAGCCTGGATGCCATCAGCGAACATGAACTGGGCGAACACAAAACTCACTATGAAGGCACACTGGATCAGTTATACAATCTGAACTTTGAACGGTTTATCGAATACAATCGCCAGGATGTGATGCTGATTGCTCGTCTGGATCAGAAATTGCGTTTTATCGATCTGGCTAACGAACTGGCACATGATAACACAGTGTTGATTCCCACCACAATGGGTGCTGTGGCTGTTACTGAACAAGCCATTATCAACGAAAGTCACGATCGTGGGTTAGTTGTTCCGGATCGCAAGGCGCAACCTCGTGACCGAGAAGATGACGGCGAAGATGAGGATGAGGGTGCTGCTGGTGCTTATGTGGCCTACCCCAAGAAAGGACTGCATGATTATATTGGTGCAATTGACTTGAACTCGCTGTATCCCAATACTATTCGCGCTCTAAACATGGGTCCAGAAACCATCGTGGGGCAGATACGTTTGACTGATACCGACAACTACATTGCGAAAAAACGTGCAGAAGATTTGAGTTTCGCAGCAGCCTGGGAAGGCCTGTTTGGTACTCTGGAATACACGGCAGTAATCAATAAGGATCCTGCTTACACAATCACTGTGGAATGGGAAAATGGCACCAGTACTGAGATGAGTGCTGCACAGTTGCATCATCTGATCTGGGCAGAAAATCGCCCCTGGATTCTCACTGCCAATGGCACTATTCTCACTGCTGAAAGAGAGGGTATTGTTCCGGGACTGCTGAGACGTTGGTATACTGAACGTAAAGAACTGCAAAAGAAAAAGAAAGAAGCCACAGACAAAGAAGATCAGGCGTTTTGGGACAAACGCCAACTGGTTAAGAAGATTAACCTCAACAGCTTATACGGTGCTATTTTGAATCCCTATTGTCGATTCAATGACAAACGCATAGGTCAAAGTACCACACTGAGTGGCAGAGTAATTGCACGACACATGAATGCTTATGTGAATCAGTGTGTTACTGGTGACTACGATCACACAGGTGAAGCTATCATTTACGCCGATACTGACTCGGTTGATGGGAGTAGCTGTATTAACACTTCAGTAGGTAACAAAACCATTGAAGAACTTTTCCATAATGGTACGACATTTTGGAAAGATGGAGATAAAGAGTATTCCGTAAATCCTGATATTCAAGTCGTGGTTTACGATAATAAAGTTTCTGGCCCAGCTAAGATGGGAAATTATAACTATGTTTATCGTCACAAAACAAAAAAGCGTCGATTTAAAGTGATCGATTCTCTGGGTAACGAACTCATTGTAACTGAAGATCATGCAATGATTGTTTTGGAAGACGGTAAATTAGTTGAAAAAAGTCCTATGGAACTTAAAAAAGGCGAAAAGATTCTCACTATCAAGCATAAATAACTTATGCGGATAGGAGTATCGCAATATGCCAAAATGCTTAGAATGTGGGTGCATTATGCCCAGGCTACAATGGACCCACTTCAAATACAAATGCACTGGGGGTATTTCAAGCATAGATGAATACAAAAACAAATACCCCAATTCAATCTTAATTGACGAAGAGTTAGCTGCTAAATGTAAAATAACCAAACAAACAATGATCCAAAAGTACGGACAAGAGTTAGGTACTCAAAAATGGGAACATTACAGAAGCAAGCAAGCTGAAACCAATAGTTTTGAATACAAAAATAAAAAATATGGATGGAGTAAAGAACAGTTTGACGATTATAACAAAAGTCGGTCAGTTACGTTGGAAAACTGCGTAAAACGACATGGCGTACAAGGGGTAGAGATTTGGAACTCGTATGTTGAGCGGCAACGGTATACTAATACTTTAGAATATTTCATTGAAAAGTATGGATCCGAAGGAAAAGAAAAATGGCCCAATTACAACGAAGAAAAATCAAAGTCATCAAA